CAAGTCTGAGTGGCTCAACAAATCCGCAAGCATGAAGTCTGTATGCAACGAAATTGATTCCATATTCTCCAAAGTCGAAAACGAACTTTCCACGCTGAAGGGGTTTGGTGAGGATTTCGATGTCCTTCGTACTTATTATATGGATACGCTCAACATCACATCCACCATTCAGTATGCCAACCGTCTGAAGGAGCAGCGTGAGCGTGCCAAGGCAGCAGAAGAGGCGCGCATCAAGGCTGAGCGGGAAAGAAAGGCTGCTGAAGAAGCCCGTAAAGCTGCTGAAATAGAACAAGCCAAATCCCGTCCGATCAATCCGTTTGCCATGGCAGGACAAAAAGCCAACGAACAGCCTCCTTTTATTAATCATCCCGAAGTACAACAGCCTGAGCTGTTAACGAGAGCTTTCAAAGTCACCACCACTCGTGAGAATATCATTGCCTTGGGTGACTTCATGAATGAACACAGCATTGACTTTGACAAGATAGAACTTTAATTTATACTAAGTTATGAATTATAGCATAAAATTGAATTTACTAAAATTTAAAAACTCCTGCGTTGTAACTGTAAAAGGTGCAACAGCTACAAAAAGAGGTGTTTTCATACCTATTGAAGACAATAACATCTTCATATCGGCAGATGATAACCTGAAAGCCAAAGGCGCGTATATTGACTCCACTGCTTGGGAAAACCAGTCTCCCGGTAAATATGGTGACACGCACAGCATACGACAGTCGCTTGACAAAGAAGTTCGCGAACGTATGACAGAGGACGATCTAAAAGCTGTTCCGTATATAGGTAACATGAAGCCTTATGAGGTTCAGAACACTTCTTCGTCTGTAAATGCACCCACCGCACAAGTGGATGAAAATTTGGACGATTTGCCATTTTGATGTTATGTGGTTATGTAAATCCGATATACTTCAGTAATGGAGATTGAAATTGAACAAAACAAATTTCATATCTAAAACAATGATTATACGAATTAGTGCCTTTATCATTATGGCAATATCTTTCTTGATATTGTTTTATAAGAATGACAGTGATAATTATATGGCTATCCTGTTACAAATAATAGTATGGCTGATGTTGATATATGCTGAACTTTGCGATATAGAATCGCTCCTTTAGGTTATTATCATGAAACTTACTTTGACAAAACAAGAAGTGCTTCTCATCCAGTTACTTCTTCATATTTATAAAAACGAGTTGCCCGATGACGGAACAGAGAAGCATGGACGTTTTGTCGGGAAGCTGTACAAGAAAATCAAAAGACAAGTTATTAATCAATTAAAGCAATAAAATTATGGAATCGAATATTTCGCGCGATCAGATTGCGCTTGAAGCAATGAAGTGCATAATGATGGGAGCAAAACGCAGAAGAACTTTATGGAATAGAATTGTAACATTGTTTTTCCCATCCAAAGAAGTTAGTATTACAAACTACAACTCTGAAAAACAGGCTAAAGCAGCTTATCAGATAGCTGATGCAATGATTAAGGAACGTAATAAGACAAAGGAGGAATGATTATGATGCACACATGGTTTGAGGTAAAGATTAGATACGAAAAAGTAATGGAAAACGGCATGAACAAAAAAGTAACGGAACCCTATTTATTTGATTCTTTATCTTTTACAGAAAGCGAAGGAAGATGTATTGAGGAAATGACACCGTTTATCAGCGGTGAGTTTACTGTTTCTGACATAAAACGTGCCAACTATTCTGAGATATTTTTCTCAGATGAAGAATCGGCTGACAGGTATTTTAAATGCAAGTTATACTTTATCACATTGGATGAAAAAACTGGTGCGGAAAAGAAAACATCCACAAACATTCTTGTTCAAGCAGCCGACTTGAGAGATGCAGTCAAGAAACTGGATAAAGGAATGAAAGGCACAATGGCAGACTACGTGATTGCTTCGGTAGCGGAAACTGCTATTATGGATGTTTATCCATACGAAGCGAAAGATAAATCTGAGTTCCCTAATGCTTAAAAATTAACTGATATGGAAGAGTTTATTTCAGATTGGTTCATTCCGATGGATTTCGGTAATGATATGCCGGGCGAAGAACCTAACGGTGAGGATAATTTTAGATTTATTTTCTTATAAACTTTATGCCTTCCCGGTCTGTGAAGATAGGGTGGGCAAACATGGGATAAAATGGTCATAGGGTGCTAAGACTAAATGAATGGAAATTTCAAGTGTACATAGAAATGGAAGTCATCAAGACCGTAGCTGAGAGTAATACATTTGTTGAGTAGTTTAAAGATCGTAGGATAGCCAATCTACGGACGAAAGCGAGAAATCAGACGATACTTGTGTAGGTTCGACTCCTGCTTATCCCTCATAAATGTGAGCCACACATCAATGGCAAGGGTTAGTAAATAATGGTTGTGCCCCGGAGAATACGCTTCGGGGCTTTAATTAAAAGAATAACATGGAAACAAAAGAAATTACTAAGACTGTTTACATCGCATATGATGGGGAGGAGTTTCTTTCAAAAGAGGATTGTGAAAAATATGAGAATTTTGCAAAAAAAATACTTTCACGTATTAAATATTTCTGTATCAGATGTAATCCGGATTTGACAGAAACAGGGAATTTTACACATAAGATATATGTAGCAGTATTCTCCAAACATTACTTTTATAGAGATATTGCTTTTGAGTGGGCATTACGTAAATTCGGTTATTTAGGAGTAAGTGTACAAGGATATGGCTTTCAGACACATTTTTGTGTAAGTGAAGTTTCTAAAGAAGAATATGAAAAGTGTCCACCCACCGAATGGGGAGGATCAAATTTAAAAAGTGATAAGATATTCCTCAGCCCTATATTGGTAGAAGGATTTCCTGAAAACATTGACTACATGAAAGAATGGGGATTTTAATAATGCCGTACTACATAAACAAATAATAATTATGACATACGAAGAGATGAAATCCAAGGCTTGTGTGGCAAGCAGCCGTAGTAAGCCCAAAAATGAAGAGCATAAAATACAATGTTCTTGTGTTAGATATTTCCGTTTAAAATATCCCCATCTCAGAAATATGCTGTTTGCTGTTCCTAATGCGGCAAGACGTTCTGCAAGGAACGGAGCTTATATGAAAGATGAAGGTATGCTTCCCGGAGTCGCAGACCTGATACTTCTTAAGAGCAATCGTTTCTATGGAGCTTTGTGTGTGGAAATGAAAAAGCCGGGAGAATACCAAAGACCGGTCCAAAAAGAATGGCAAAAGGAATGTGAGGCAAATGGTAACAAATACATCGTTGTTCGGTCATTAGACGAGTTTATTAAAGTGGTGGATAATTATTTGAAAGACATATAATGTATGCTTGATTTTAAATAAATCGCTCTTTGACATTTTGTTTTCAGCTTGTAGAATAATGATGTAAATGTTTTTGGCACTTACGCTTTTTATGTATCATCAAGATACGGAAAACTGTGAAGTTATGCTGTATCTTCGTAAGAGGGGTGTATTTGCACCTCTCTTTTTTTTCTTAAAAATGGCTCTCTAAGTGTCACTTTTGAAAATTATCCGTATATTTGCAGTGCATTGGGTTGTACTTATTAAATTTAGAATTAATCAGAGGATTAAGATATAGAAAGCTGTGTAGGCCACAACCCCCTGCATGGCTTTCGCCTTTTATCTCCGCATGAAGAAGTGCGGTACGTCCTCGAACGAAAAGACTTTATTATGGACAATATTCAGATTTTCAAGAATGAATCGTTCGGTGAAGTTCGTGTAGCCGGAACAAGTGATAAACCTTTATTTTGTCTAGCGGATGTTTGCAAGATACTCGATCTGCAAATTACATCCACTAAGAATAGACTGAAACCGGATGGGGTTAGTTTGATTAAGGTCATAGATTCGCTTGGTAGAACTCAAGAAGCTATTTTTGTAAGTGAATCTAACCTATACAAAGCTATTATGCGTTCAGACAAGCCACAAGCAGAACCTTTTCAAGATTGGGTATGTGGAGAAGTTCTTCCTTCTATCCGAAAGCATGGTATCTATGCTACCGATAACGTTATAGACCAGATACTGAATAATCCGGATTTTGGTATTGAACTTCTCACTAAGCTAAAAGAAGAACGGTCTGCACGTATTGAAGCCGAAAAACAGGTTGCTGTTCTTACCCATGTAAATAAGACCTATACATGTACGGAAGTTGCTAAAGAATTGGGGCTTAAATCGGCAATTGAACTCAATAACCGTTTAAAAGAACTTGGTGTGCAGTACAAGGTTAATCAGACATGGGTTCCATATACCAAATACGCAACCCTTGGCTGGTTTGATATAAAGCAAGAGGTTGCTGACAATGGCCATATTATCTACCATAGAAAGATTACCGGAATTGGCAGGCAAGGTATCATTAATCTTATTAATTCTTAGTTGATATAATAAAGGGGTGCATTCGCATCCCTTATATTCATCTATACATTACGGTACAGCTTATAAATAAGGCTATAACAGACACGATAATAGAAAGTATCCATACGGTCATTTCTAATGCATTTAGACTCAAAATTCTTCTTTTACGTAATTGAAAGGACCATAAATTATGCGGACGGAATATTCAAATCCAGCATTTTGGGCTAATTCTTCGTCATAATTTATAATGTCTATATGAACAGCACCAGTATAATTCCCTTCTAAAAATGATTTCCAACTACCGTTCCATAATGGGGATACACCTCCAACATATAAGTTGAATCCGTTATCATCTGTAAAAGAAGATAAATTGTATTTTTTAGATAAAAGAGCTCTCATTTCGTCTTGTTTGTCAATGGCTTCTTTTTTCGTTTTTGCATTTAGGATAAATATGCAAGCATTAAAATAGCTATTAATACCGTCTGATTGAAAAAGGAAATATACAGAGTTAAAATCTACACCTGCATATTTTATGTTTTTAAAGACTATGTGCTTATTGTCAGAAAGATAGTCTTCTTCCCCATATTTGTTTCTTAATACAGGTAGGGCTTTTTCTCTGGAAATTCCAAAAGGTATTCCGCCAATAGCTGTTATTTGCTCTTTTTTTAAATTGGCTTCCACAATAGAATCAACAACAACCTGTGAAGAATCCATGTTTATATTAAGTGAGTCTTTAGATGTCAAATTGCTATATTCTTGCGCACTTGCAAAGACTGGTACAATAAACATTAATATGATTAGGATCTCTTTCATACTATTTGGTTTTAAGTTCAACATTCACGCTAACTGGGAACTCGTTTCCGCAATGTGGGCATTTGATAGAATGAACGTTTGAGGGAAGCTGCACTTCTTCCGGGGACGCGAATAGCTGCCACATGGGGACGTTGATGGCTTCTGCTATTTTGGTTAATACCTTTATAGAAGGGTTGCCTGATATATGCTGGTTAAGCCCACTTAGGGTTATACCCATTTTCTTAGCTACATCTTGTGTAGTCATTCCTTGTTGTTCTATGGCTTCTCTGATTCTCATATAATTAATGATTAATATTTATAGCAAAGGTAGTAATATTCCCCTGTGCAACAAGTTATAGCTTTCATAAATAAAGTTAAAGATAAGATTTCCCTTGTTGTTTTACTTGGTAAAACAAGCTATAACTTATATCTTTACATCAAATAAAAGAACTAATAACAATTAACTCCTAAATATATGAAACGTTACAATTTATCAGACATAATGAAGAGAGCGCATTACATTTTCAATCATACCTTCAATGCTACATTTAGTTACTGCCTTAAAAAAGCATGGGCTGAAGCTAAGGAAGCAGCAAAGATTAATGAAGAAAACGCCAAGCGTGCAGCCGAATACAAATCGAAGTACGGCAATCGTGACTATAGAAACTACCGTTCCTATTACGGTTCACGCATGGGACGTAATGATTGGAACCGTGATTATCGTAACGATATAAGAACAGCGATAAACCGTTCCGCATCCGTTTGTAACATGAAGTTTTAATTAAGGTTTTACGCTTGTAATATATTGACAATCAATAAGTTAAATAAAGTACAAGTGGATTTATTTTAATATTTATTTCTTGGTCAACTTGTCAATATTTACTAGTTTTACACTGTAAAAAAAAAGATACTTACAACATTAAAATTTAAGAGCAATGGATCATATTTTGAATTCAACCGTTGAAATGAGCCAGGCAGAATTGATTCTTCAACTGGCCAAAACCAATGTGGAACAGGAAAACAGGCTAAAATCTACAGAACTAAGGTTAGGCGCGCTAGAAGATGAGGTTAAAAAACTTTCCCGAAAAGCTATTGGTGAATATGGGTGTTCCACTATGTCTGCATACGTGCAGAGGCATAAGCTCCCCATTTATGTAAGTGACATTTCGAAGCTCGGCAATGACGCTACACGTCTGTGTAGGAAAAGGGGGTATCCGGTAAATAAGGTGAACATAGACCGTTTCGGTGTTGTGAACGTTTATCCGGACTTCATATTACAAGAGCTTCTTGATGATTACATAAGAACTACACATCGTCTTAATGGAGCTATAATGAAACCAATATAAACTCATACAATGAAATACAAGGTCTCAAAAAAGGGTTCAAATGTTGTTTTCAAGTTTGAAACTTATAAGCAAGCAGCCGATTTCTGCTATATGTATGTAATGGCAGAGCAGGTGAAAGGAAATAAGTTCCCGGAACTTTCAATAAACAAGGTTAGGGAATAGAATTTAAGAGCAATGGAAGCACGTGGAAGTGTCCTGCCCTAAGTAATTATTAGGGCAGGTTTTGTAAGAAATATTTTGCCACATATAAAACGCGTAAGTGCCGTATGGGGGTTAACCAACGTTCTCATTTATGACGCCCTACCGTCAATTCGGGCGGTAGGTTTAGAGTAATTATCACAGTAAAAACACATCGTTATGAAGATAGAGATAGATTATAATCATTACATGGCAATGCATTGGGCATTTACGGAATATGCCCAATGCAAAGCAGAATGTTATCGCTTGCAAGCTGAAAACGAAAATTTAAAGCATAAGGTATCAGAACTGAAATCTTGTGGCTCTCATATAGATGAATACGAGGCAGAGAAAGACAATCTGTTTTTTCTTGACTTCTATATGAATTGAGCATTAGATAACTGGTTCTAAGCGTATATTGTGATTTAAAATAATAACTTAATTTATAATTATCATGGAAATAAATTGTAAATACTGCCCTAAAAATGACGGAATGGGCTCGTGTAAGATAGATGATTGTCCTCTACTTCCTATCATACAGGAAATAGAAGAGATGCAGTCTTTTCTTGAAATAACAGCCAGTGATAACCCGAAAGAATTGGTAGATCGTCTGACAGATATAAATGTCTACCTTGCAAGAAGTGGGAAACTTTTGGCGGATGCAAAGGCATATCAAGACCAAGTGACAGCAAACGTATATTCTCAACACATGGAATTCTTGTCACGAGTTCCGGCAACTGTTGCAATTAAGTTCGTTGCAGCTCAAAGTGTGACTGCTAATCAGTTGGTCGTATGGCTAGATCGCATAAATCGAACTCTTGTTCACGCTGGAGACAACATACGTACTCAAATATCATTTGCAAAGCAGGATTTGGCATTACAAAGGAAAGGATATTAGAAAAAAAGTTAATCACGGAAAAATAATAGTTATAAAGTGATTGTTTTTACTTCACTTTTATTAGCTTTACACCGTGAAAATAATGAATGCGATTGGTGGAACTCTCGTATGATAAAGATATAATTTAGCTCTGTATGAGTAGTTGTTTCCGAGTTCCACAAATAGAAACAATGAAAATATAGAGCTTATTTTATTTCTATCGTAATATCCTTTTGGTATAATAAAACACTTCTGTAGTAGATATGGACATTATTTGAAAGATATATGACTTATATAGAACTGATTAATTGGTTTTGGTCTCTTGACGAAGACTGGGAATTTACCTGCTGTGAAACGAGGCTTTATTTTTACTTGCTAAAAACAGCGAATCGTTTAGGCTGGGTGGATAGCTGGACGCGTAGTGATACAAAGGTATCATCTGACGTGGGAGTGTCGGTCAACTCAATGAAATCAGCACGTAACAGATTAGTTCAGGCGGGTCTTATCACATTCAAATCAGGCGGAAAAGGACAACGGGATAAAACAAGGTATCAGATTAGCTATCAAAATTTGACACCTAAAGTTGAACCTAAAGTAGTACCTAACCTTATACCTAACCATGAACCTAAAGTAGTACCTAAGCCCTTACAGTATAATGTACGCGCATTAGACAAAGATAAAGACAAAGATAATTATCTCTCTCCCCCGCGCGCGTATGAAGAAATTCCGACTGGGATTTTTGAAAGAGGGTTGGATGAGTGCTATGAAGAATTGAAGTCGAATAGTTCATGGATGGAAGCTGTCTGCATGAATACTCGTTTATGTGGATATAAGGATTTCGCGCCTCCTGATTTTTATGATTATTTGGAGAAGTTCTTTATGAAGCTCCAAAACGAGGGAGAAACTGTTAAATCACCCCAAGATGCAAAATCGCATTTTGCCCGATGGCTGAAAATTGAACTTGAAAAACAACGGAACAATGGAAACAACAATAGGCGCAATTATACAGACAAACAGGAAGCTAACGCCTACGCTCTTAGCTTGCTACAACAACATAAGCGAGACCTCGAAGAAGGCTTGGCTGACCAAATGGAAAGACCGTTCTGAGGTTGAAAGAGTATTTTCACCGGTCCAGTGGGGGTATGTCCTTCAGAACCCGGAAAAAGCTTATATGGCAGACTGTCCATCGCTGATGCAGTATGATGCGCTTTACGGCTATGGTTCTTCCGAATATTGGATTGACATACAGGTGTCCGGCATATTCGGAGCTTCCAACAGCAAAGAAAAGGGCGTTGCCGATGGGATAAGAATCTTTTGTCAGTCCTTTGCCTCACAGGTCAAGGCTTACAAGCTTTCTGAACTGATGCTGTTTTTTGCACGCTACAAGGCTGGGAAGTATGATAATTCATTCGCATCCTTTGATGCCAGAAGAATAGGCAATGCTTTCTTCAAGGAGTTCAATTCCGAAAGGAATTATGAGCTGGACGCGATAAACCGAAAAAGGGTGCAGAATGAGATAGAGAACAGAAAATTTATTCCACCTGAAGGATATTCTTCTTTGACTTTGTACAACGAAATGAAACGTCGGGCGGAATCCGGAGATGAGAAAGCCAGAAAAATGCTGATGTCACCATGAGTATGCCAAAGAAAGTCAAACCGGAAATTGTATATGTCAAATGCCGGAATTGCAAGAATGCCTCAGACTTTGGGGATAATTCTGCGTATTGTAAGGCTAAAGGGCATAGAGTGTGTGCTTGTGACAGATATGGGCAAATATGCAATAGTTTTTTAAAGAAGTAATTATGAAAGATATTGAACTATATAGAGATTCATTTCAAAATTTTCGTAGCTATCAATTACCTAAAGCACAATTGATTATAGCGGATGTACCTTATAATTTGGGTACTAATGCTTATGCAAGCAATCCTTCATGGTATAAAAATGGGGATAATAAAAACGGAGAGAGCGATCTTGCAGGGAAAAAGTTTTTTAATTCAGAGAATGAATTCCGCCCTGCCGAGTTTATGCATTTTTGCAGTGACATGATGGTAAAAGAACCGAAGAAACCCGGTAAATCCCCTTGCATGATAATATTCTGCGAATACGAACAGCAGTTCATGTTCATAGAACTTGGTAAGAAGTACGGGCTAATGAAATACATTCCGTTGGTATTCCGTAAGAACTTTTCCGCACAAGTATTAAAAGCCAATATGAAGATTGTTGGTAATTGTGAATACGGTTTGTTGTTATATAGAGATAAACTACCGAAATTCAATAATGATGGAAGGATGATATTCAACTGCTTCGACTGGGTTAGAGATGATGATAATCCTAAAGTACATCCAACACAGAAACCTATTCCCTTACTTCGTAGACTGATTGAAATCTTCACCGATAAGGGTGATGTAGTTATAGACCCTGTAGCTGGAAGTGGAAGTACGCTTTTGGCTGCTGCGCAATGTGGAAGAAAGGCATACGGTTTTGAGATCGACAGGAATTTCTACAATGATGCTAACAAGTACATTTTATCAAGAATTCAAAAAACATTATTTCAATGAATACCGAAACGCTTATAAAGATACGTGAATGGGAAGCGGAACGCGACAGAAACCTGCGCATCCACTGTCCTCTTGTAGCTGCCAAGTTTCAAAGATGGATTGATAAGGCGAAGAAAGAGGACGATAGACCGCATTCCCTGCCCTGTGACAAGAATTTCAACAAGAAAGCCTGTAGTTGATGCTTTCATGTAGTAAAATTCATTGTACGGCTTTAAAATAGCTTGTATCAAATAGAATAATTGTTAAAAAATACACGATCATGCAAGGAACAGACAAACTGAATACGATAACCAACATCGTATTTGTCCTCACGGACATTTTAGAAACCAACCTTCTAGAAATGCAGCAGCAATATAAGAAAGAAGGCTTTGAACTCAGACACGATTCAAAAAGAAACTTCAACACAGCCATAGCCGCGATAAAGAGATTGAAAAGTGATGTGAATCATTGCAGCGAATCCACTCAGGAAAACTTCGGCAATGATTCTGACATGGTGAACGCCATGTTGCTCACACTGATTGACAGATGCGGTGATGATGACAACCTCGCTTATAAGATGTACGAATACATTAAATCTTTCCCGTCCAAACTGAATCTGGACTTGGATTTGGATAATGCGTTCAGCCATCTGTTTAGAAAATCATGAAAACTGCTGATGACTGGAAAACGGTGAGTTAGTGGAAGTTGATTAACAGTTGACTGATAGAGCAATTAGAATTTAATTGATAATAATTACCATTTACCTAACATTAGGAAAATGGTTCATAACACGATATAGAAATGAAGCAAAGTAAATTGACTCACGGCTCCTTGTTTAGTGGTATTGGCGGTTTTGAATTAGGTGCCGAAATGGCAGGAATTGACACTTTGTGGAATTGTGAGATAGAAAAATTTCAAGGTGAAATATTAAAAAACAAATTTCCTCATGCAGAAAGATTCACAGATATTACAAAAACAACCGGACTCCGATATGTGGACATCATTAGTGGAGGATTTCCGTGTCAAGACATCAGTGTTGCCGGAAAACGTGAAGGTATTAAGGGAAAGCGCTCCGGGTTGTGGAGTGGGATGTACCGAATTATATGGGAAGTTAGACCTAAATACGTCATCATTGAAAATTCGCCAGCTCTCACTATTTCCGGTCTCGAACAAGTCCTATGCGACCTTTCCAAAATCGGGTATAATGCGGAATGGCAATGTATATCAAACTACGCTTTTGGATACCCACACAAAAGGGAAAGACTTTATCTTATTGCCTACTCCAACAAAATCGGATTACAAGGCGACGTTTGCAAATGTGGAAGCATTAACTCGATATTTAAACAGTGGACATCAGATACGAGTGTCGGATATACTTGCGCAAAAAGGATTCTTGAAATCCCAGCACATAGCATTGTTAGAAATGATGATGGGTTTCCCGATTGGTCACACAGAGTTGGAAGTATCGGCAATGCGGTAAATCCAACAGTGGCAAAATATTTATTTGAATGTATTAAGATTTTCGATAAACAATTAGCGTAAAACAGAATAGAAATGAAGAAAAAGAAGCTATATATCAGCCTGCCAATTAGTGGCTTCTCACTTAACGCCGTTGCTTTGGAAGCAGAAAGTTACAAGCTAATGTGGGAAGAGGAAGGTTTTGAGGTTGTGACACCTTTCGATTTATCCCCAGATAGCGAAAAACCATACTCCTATCACATGGGTAAGGATATAGAAGGGCTATTGGAATGTGATGCTGTTTATTTTGCGCCTGGTTGGGTTGACTCAAAGGGGTGTAATCTTGAATACGCTGCTGCTAAAATTTATGGAAAAACAATTTATACATAACGGAACAGAAATGAATGATGGAGTTTATTTTGACCAAAATGGTAGCGAGGTAATCGTAATCAATGGATTTGAATACTCACGAGAAGAATTTGATTTTCTTGTGGATATGTGTGGAGATTGCAATATGTAAAATAAAAGAAAGGAATATTTATGATAGAAATAGATTTGAATGATACCGTTAGTGTAGAGCTCACAGAATGGGGAGCCACATATCTTAATGCAACGAATATATTTAAGGGAATAACCCTTACACAGAAATGCCATTATAAGACTGACTATAAAGCAGGTGATGTTTACCAAAACCAGCTTTGGCAGTTGATATTGGAGTTCAAAGATGGGATTAGATTTGATAAAGAGAAGCCTTTTAATAAATTGAAAAAAGTAATTGATCAATAAGGAACAAAACCGATATAGATATGAAACAGACAGTAGAAGATGCAGCGAAGGAAGCGGCAGAAGATTGTTATGAATGCCAATACAATGATAGCTTAGAAATGAGATTAGTTAAAGAGGCATTCAGACAAGGTGCCGAATGGCAATCCAAGCAATCTCCTTGGATAAGCGTTAATGAACGGTTGCCGGAAGAGTTAGAAAGTGTTTTGGTTGGGACTAATTACGAGGGCAGATATTATTACGAAGTAGCTTTTGTAATGAACGGGAAGTGGGTATGCCATAATAGTAAACCCATCTATTGGATGCCTATTCCCTCTTTCGATGATATACTCTAAGCCAACAGAGATGTACTAGAACGGATTAAAGAGAAAGGAGATTAATATGGAAGTAAAGAACGGAATAATAATAGACGGGGTGCTGCATGAATTAGTAGAAATAAAATGTAATGAATGTTCCTTATGCCAGGAATGCTCTAATCTTTTAGACGATAACTATTGTGCCTTACTCGATTTGGGAATAGGTCAGTGCTTTGTCAATCGTGGTAAAGTAACAGAGATTAAAATGGAGGAGGAAAAGAAATGAAACAGGTATTGTCAGTTGGACAGATGAAACATTTACAGAAGATTGGGTTTGATACGAGCGATGGGAGCATGTGTTTCGAGTGGAGTGAATCAGATCCAGATAACATGGTTGTAACCTCTCTGGATGCCGATACGAATTACGACTATTGTCGTACAACTTACACCTTGCAGGACATTCTCGATAAGCTGCCTTGCTTCATCGGCAAAGAAGTGCTAACCATCCAAAAACTTGCAGATAGCTATACATGCTTGTATATGGAATTTTATACTAGGTCTATGATAAAGATTACAGAGAGTAAAGAACTCATTGATGCAGCCTATGAAATGCTGTGCTGGTGCATCGAAAACGGATATGTTAAAGTTGGGAAGGAGGAATAATTATGGGATTTACAACACCGTGCTTTATACGCAAAAACACACCGGAGCTTCGGAAGAAGCTGGAAGAGTTGGGATATGAAATACTTAATTCTGGTAATACAACCTTAGATGCACATAATTATGACGGCAATGGAAGTCATAAAAGCATTGAAGAAGGAAGAGCAATCATAACATCTTATGGGAATTTATATGGGGTGATATATGATATAGATACCGTAACCAAGAAAGGAAGGATTGATTGCGGAACCAACGAGGAACTTTTTCTAGCTATCGCCGCATTGAGGGATGATAGTAACTACATGCAGTGGTTTATAGCAGATTCCATTCTTAGCGTTTCTTATGACGATTCTATTGGTAACGATCATTATTTCACAGAGCCAAAAGGCATTATGTTCTTTTGGGATGAAAATTGGGATAATGCAACCATTATTTCAGGACGTTATCACAAGGCTACCGTAGACGAACTGATTGAACACTTTAAAGGAAAGGAGAACCACCATGACTGAAGAACTTGTAACATTGGAAACAGCGGAGCTGCTGAAAGAGAAAGGATTCAATGAAAGAAAATATATTATGGATGTTTCTACTTTACCCTATTGTTATAGATATTTATCTGTTCCTCCGCAATCCGTTGCACAAAAGTGGCTTCGTAAAACCAAGAACCTGCATATCGAAATATCCTATATGTATGAAAACTATTGGACGTATGATATACTGACAATTCCGAGACATGACTTGATAGGATTGTCTGACAGACCTATTATCCGTTATAATACCTACGAGGAAGCACTTGAAGCAGGATTACAGGAAGCATTAAAACTTATATGATTATGGAAATAGCAGAATCAATATTTAAATTCATCCTTGCCTCATTAAATGTTTGTGCTCTTGCATTTACTTTAATTTTGGTAAGCAAGTGGCATATACGCATGGAGAATAAGCTGGATGATATAGAAAGATATGTCCGCCATGTGTCAGATCGTAACGATATTGTTTACATTAACCAGCTTTCGGAATTGCAAAGACTGTTGATAAAAGAGGAACGGTATGAGGAAGCCGACAAGATTGGGAAAATAATCAAGGATGAAGAAATTAAATTAGGAATAAGGAAATGAATAATATTAATTTGAACGAACTACGGAATCGTGCTTATAAGACAGCTTGTGAGCATGGTTTTCACGATAAAGAACTGAGTAACGAACACTTCCTTTGCCTTATCATTTCCAGGCTTATGAAAGCTGTGGAAGCGGACCGAAAAGGGAAATGTGCCGACAGGGAATCTTTTAAATCTTCTTATGAGAATGAAGAACCGCACGATGATGCCAATTTCAAATATTGTTTTGAAAAATATATCAAAGATACACTTCCAGACGAACTAAGCGATGCGGTTATACGCCTGCTTGATTTGGCTGGATTAAGAAATATATCCATTGATGATTTTCCTGAAGAAGCGATATATGGTGCATCCGAAAGTTGCGTAGGTGAAACATTTACTGAAAGCATATACGCCATATCCACATTGCCAATTCGTTATTTTTATGAATATAATTATTCTTTTGAAAGTCAGATAGGTCATATGTTATTATCAATCTTCGGGCTTGCCAAGCATATGAACATAGACCTTATATGGCATGTGGAGCAGAAGATGAGATACAATGAACTAAGACCTAAGTTGAACGGAAAAAGATATTGATTATGAAAACAATTATATTTACAATTATATGTGTTATCGCCCTATTATGGGTTGGCGATCTAACAATTACATTTAAGCCGTTTTCCATCTCGTTGCCCGGTTGGTATAAGCCTGTAGGTATCCTTCTATTTTTTCTGTCAATGGCGGTATATACTATAGGGGAATATACTAAAGGCTATAAACAGGGTTTCGATGATGGGATAAAGGAATGTGTTGAAATACTTAAAAAGAAAAATCCATGAGCAAACTATACAAAGTAACCATTTTCGGGGAATCATTCTTAATCGGGTGGTTCCCTTTTTCTTCACGCTGGTATAACAAGCTAAAGATAATCAAATGATAGTACGTCATTTTATAAGAGTTCCGGTTGGAAGTACTGTCTATTGCGACAATCAGCCGGTTAAAATACTAGAGAAAGGATATGCCCTTGCTCTATGTGATGTCAATGGGAAACGGGTATATATCACCTGCTATGATTTGGAAAAGAAACCATTCGTCAGCACGAATGGGGAAAAATGAAAAAGAGCCAACCCACGCACGACCATGAATCAGCTCTTCCTTACACGATTATGATGCAAATATACTATTTACTTTTAAAATAATCGTGTTATGGAACTGGATTTTAACAAAATAATTCGCCTTAAAAAGATTA